GCTCGGCTCGCTCGAGTTGCTCCTCGGCCAGGTGGTGGGCAAGCAGTGGACGATCTGGCCGGCGCTGCTCGGCATGACGTTCATTCGTAATCGACTGCAGATACGGGAGGAAGCAGTATGACCCGAGCGCTTGACCAACGCCGACCAACAACACCCGGCGTCCGCCAGTTTGGCGGCCTGCCGCCCGCTACCTCAAGCATGGATCTCAACCGCGCGCTGGAGCTGGCTGGCGTTGACGAGCCAGAACTGGCGCTGCTGGCCTCGACCACCTTCAGAGAGTGCTCCAGCATGGAGGAGCTCGTCACCCTGATCGCCACCGTGCGCCGACGTGGGCTCGACCCACTCCTCAAACAGGTCTATTACGAGCGCTTCGGCGGCGAGAGCAGCGGTCCATCGCTGCACGTTGCGATCGACGGACTGCGCACCATTGCCGTCAAGACCGGCCGCTACGTCGGTGCGGGCGAGCCGCGCTTCTCGGATGTCTACGACATGCGCGTCGACGACCGCGGCACCACCAAGCCGGTCCCGGCCAAGTGCGTGGTCACGGTCTATGCCAACAACGGCGGCCGCGTGGGCGCCTTCGAGGGCGTGGCCTTCATGGACGAGTGCTACCCCGGTCCCAGTGCGCGGGGTCGCATGTGGCGCGCGCGGCCACGGAGCATGCTTGCCATAGCCGCCGAACGGCAGGCGTTGCGCCGCGCGTTCCCGTCTGAGACGGGTGGCCTCGCGGACGTCGACGACGGCGAGCAGTCCGCAGGAACGGTGATCGTCCAGCGACCGTCAGAAGGCGACACCGACGCCCGAGCGGACGAGTACCAGCGCATCCTGGGCGAGGGGGCCTACTCCGTCGATACCCAGACGGGCGAGGTCCTGCAGGATCCGCGCGCGGCGGCGATCGTCGACCAGGCGCACGCCGCGGCGAACCAGCGCGAGCTGGACCTCGCCGAGATCGACCGCCAGCGCAGAGAGGAGGGACTGATTTAGTGTCGTCTCGGTGGTGGCTGGTGGAGTTGCATGAGGACCTGGAGCATTTGCCGCTGACGCCCACGACCGCGCCGACCTCGCGGTTCGGCGTGTGGCAGGGCGTGCATGGCGTCAATGGCGTCAAGAGCCTGACGGATATGTCGGAGGTCAGCTTCGAGACGCTGGAGGAACTGATGCGTCCCAGCGATCCGGAGCTCGTCCAACTGTGGCGCAAGCAACGAAAGGAGCAGCATGCCAAAACCGCCACCGCTTGAGCGCGAGACGGAGCGCGAATACGCCTGGCGGGTATATCCCAACGACGCCAGCACGGTCGACCAGAAGACGCTGGCCACGCGCTGCAAACAAGCCTTGTGCCACGCGCCCATCTGGTGGGGCACCACGCGCGCGCATGGAAAACCCTGCCCCTTCGACATCAAGCCCGACGGGACGCGGACGGGCACCTCCCATTGGAGAACGTGTAGAGATCGACCCCGCTAGCGAATTGAAAGGTAGGCCACCATATGCAGTTTCGAGCACGCCTGGCAGGCGTGAGCGGCACGTCGCCGCGATCACCGGATTCGCCCAACGTCATCAGCGTCAAGATTGAGCCGGAGCAGCTGCCGCAGGCGGACTGGCTCTTCTCCAAATTAGGCTGCTACCTGACGGTGGAGATTAGCGAGGCCGCGCTGCCGCCCACCCCACTGGAGGAGGCGATCGACGCCGCACTCGGCGATGACGATCACGATACCGGCTTCGCGATGCCCTCCAACGCGCGCCGACGCAACGGTACCCGCTCGAGCGAGCAAGTCTAGGAGTCCCTTCGTGCCCTGGGCCCGGTTCGAGGACGACTATCTCGGCAACACCAAGCTCGCGACGCTGTCGACGGCAGCGATCGCCTTGGACATGGCGGCCATCATTTATTCCGCGCGGGAGTTGCGTGACGGGGTCCTGAGCGAACCGGACGTCCAGGCCGTGGCGGCGCTGATCCACCTGAAGCGCTGGCCACCAACCGCCGCAGAACTGGTGCGCGTCAACCGCTGGGCAAAGGCGGACGGCGGTGGGTTCACCATCCATGACTATCTGGAGTACCAGCCCTCCCGGCAGCAGGTCCTGGAGGAGCGCGCCGCCGCCGCCCAACGCATGCGTCGTGTTCGTGGTAAGTCCGGTGGAAGTTCGCCCGAACGTTCGCCCGAACTTCGGGAGAAGTTCAACGACCCCGTACCCGGTCCCGGTCCCGGTCCCGAACGTTCTTACCAGAACGTTCTGGTTACCTCCCCCCAACCCCCTCCGCAAGCGGCGGGGGAGGCGCCCCCATCTGGGGCGCAGAACGGGGCAACTGTCGACTTAGCGCCGAGAGTCCGCAGCACCGTGGCTGAGCCCGAGCCGGCGTGCTGTCCGAACTTCGCCGCCACCGGCTCTGAGCACTGGCAATACTGCCCCAACGCGCCAGCCGAAGTGACCGCATGAGCGATGCCCGACTTCTGCGTGTTCTGCGGCAAGCCCATCCCCGACGACGAGCGGGTCTGGCCACCCCGCATCGTCGTCCGTCGCTACTGCTCGACCAGCTGCGCCCACCGCCAGCAGCTCGCCATCAAACGCCTGCGCGACACCTCGCCGCCCGAGGTGAACGACTCGAGCGACAACGCATCGCCTGCATGTGTGACACACTCCTGAGCGTCACCACCATGCTCGTCGCCCAGCAGGAGTCGCGTTGAGTGACGCGCGGCGTCCCACACTCGCCCGAGCTTCGCGCCGAGGTGGTGGCCGCCGTGCTAGCCGGCATGTCGGTGGTTCAGGCCGCCGCAAGGTTCAACCTGGACAAGAGCGTGGTGTCCCGTTGGGTTGCAAGTGGTGCAACCGACCAACGCGCGCGACCAGATCTCGGTGAGTTGATCGTTGACCTCATCGCCCGACACGTCGAGACGATTTCGGCTCAACTATCGGTCGCAGCTCGCCCGGAGTGGGTTGAAAAACAACCCGCTGCCGAGCTTGCCCAACTGGTTGCAGTTGAGCGAGATACCACGCTTCGACTTCTCGCCGGACTCCGACCAGCGTCAGAACCTGACGACCCACAACTGGACGCCCCTGGAGCATCAGCGGATGCCTGAGGGCGACTGGGACTGCTGGCTCGTGCTCGCCGGCCGCGGCACCGGGAAGACCCGCGCCGGCGCGGAAGCGGTGCTCAATCACCTGCGGGAGGGTGGCGCGTCGGCGAGGGTGGGCGTCGGCGCGCCGACCACCGCGGACGTGCGCGACGTGTGCGCCGAGGGCGTCTCAGGCTTGATTAGCGTCGCCCGCGACGAGTTCACGAGCTACAACCGCTCGCTGGGCGAGGCGCACCACCACAAGGGCGGCTACGTGAAATTTCTCGGCGCGGAAGAACCGGCGCGCTGGAACGGGCCGCAGTGGTCGCTGCTCTGGGCCGACGAGCTCGCGCTCTGGAATCAGGACTCGTGGGAGCAGGCCCAATTCGGTTTGCGACTCGGCGAGCATCCGCGCGCGATCGCCACCACCACGCCAAAGGCGCGCAAGTTCGTGCAGGATCTGGCGTCGTTATCCACGACGGTCGTCACGCGCGCTAGCACCGCCGACAACCCGTATCTGTCGGAGATCGTCCGAAACCGCCTGTATGAGCGCTACGGCGGCACGCGCCTGGGCCGCCAGGAGCTCGAGGCCGAATGGCTGGACGACGTGCCGGGCGCATTGTGGACGCACGCCGTGCTCGAGCAGAACCGCGTGGCGACCGCGCCCGACCTGCTGCGCATCGTCGTCGCCGTGGACCCGTCCGGGGGCGAGTCGGAGGGCCACGCGGAGTGCGGCATTGTCGCCGCGGGCAAGGGCACCGACGGCCACGGCTACGTGCTGCGCGACGTCTCGGAGCGCCTCTCGCCGGAGCGCTGGGCGCGCCGCGCCGTACAGCTGTACCACGAGCTCCAGGCCGACCGCATCGTCGCCGAGCGCAACTTTGGCGGCGAGATGGTGCTGGCCACCATCCACGCCGTGGACCCGGTGGCGCCCGTGACGCTCGTCAACGCGTCCCGCGGCAAGCGCGTCCGCGCCGAGCCGGTGCACGCCCTTGACGAGCAGGGGAAAATCCACCATGTAGGCATGCTCGCGACGCTGGAGGACCAACTCTGCTCCTGGGTGCCAGACTCGGGTGACCCGTCGCCCGACCGCCTCGACGCGCGCGTCTGGGCATTGACCAACCTGCTCATCGACGACGTGGAGGTCAAGTTCTTCTAAGCCATGCCCAACCCACTCCAGACCGTCATGGACTACCTCCGTGGTCGCGACCTCCAGATCGCCGCGCAGCCCGATCCTCCAGAACAAAAGCTGTTCTCGTGGCCGGACCCCGGCGCGCTCATCACGGCACCAACCGTCATCACCAGCGGCCCCGGCCAGTGGCTCATGGCCAACCCGCAGCAGAGCATCGGCGATGGCAACTCGGCCGTGTACGCGTGTCTGCTCGCGCTCTGCAACGCGCACATTGAGCCGCCCGTGAAGGTGTACCAGGGCGACCCGGAGGCCGGCACCGCGGAGTGGCTCAACGCGTCACCACTCCAGCAACTGCTATGGAACCCCAATCCGTTCCACACCAACCTTGAGCTCTGGTTCTGGACGTCCTGGGCCAAGCACTGCGATGGCAACGCCTACCTGCGCAAGGTCCGCTCGGGCAACGAACTGACGGGCAACGTGGTCGAGCTCTGGCCGCTGTCGCCGCGACTGGTGCAGCCCGTGACGCTGCCGGGCTCGGGCAACCTGGTCGACTTCTATCGCTACACCTACGCGCCGTCGAAGTGGGAGGACATCGCGCCCGAAAACGTCATTCACTTCCGCATCGGCGTGGACGACCAGGACCCGCGACTCGGCCTGTCGCCGCTCAAGCGACTGGTGCGCGAGATCGCCAGCGACCAGTCCGCGACGCAGTTCTCGGACGCGCTGCTGCGCAATTTTGGCGTGCCGGGCCTGGTGGTACAGGTGCCGCAGGGCGCGTCATTGTCCGACGAGCAGGCCGAGGGCCTCAAGCAGCAGCTGCAGACGCGTTTCGGCTTCGAGAACCGCGGCAACGTCGGCGTGCTCACCGCGGGTGCGACCATGCAGCAGTTCGGTTTCTCGCCGAACGAGTTGAACCTCGAGGCGCTGCACAACGTGCCCGAGACCAGAATCGCCGCGGTGATGGGCGTGCCGCCGGCAGTCGCAGGCCTGGGCGTCGGTCTGGCGCAGACGAGCAACTTCGCCAGCATGAAACAGGTGCGCGAGAACTTTACCGAGGTGACGGTCATCCCCAACTGGCGCATGGACGCGGCCGTGTTCAACCACCAGCTCAAACCCGACTTCACCGACGAAGACGACGTGCGCATCGCCTTCGACCTGAGCAAGGTGCGCGCGCTGCAGGAGGACCGCACGCAACTCTTCACGCGCCTGGACAACGCCGTGCGCACCGGCTGGATTCTGCCGAACGAAGCGCGAGCCGAGGTCGGTTACGAGCCGATGCCCGGCGGCGACGTGCCGATGCCGAAGCCCCAGGTGCCGCTGCTGCCGCAGCCGGCGGACGCGGCTCAGCCGGCCCTACCCCCAGCCAAGGAACGCACCATCTCACTCAAAGCTGGCGAGCTGACCGAGGACGCGCTGCAGGCCCTCGTCGAGCTCAGCACGCCCGCATTGGAGGACGAGCTGCAGCGGTACTTCGCCGGCCAGCGGCGACGCGTCGTCAGGAGTCTGACCAAGCCATGACCCAGCCCGATCCACAATCCAACGCCACCAACAGCCAGAAGAATCACAACAACCCGAAGACCGTGATCAGCGATACGACCTGCCCACATGGTCACACCACGTTCGTGCAGTACGTCAACGCGCCGTGGCGAAATGTCCCTAATTGGGCACCATTTGGGTACGAAATGTCCCTCTCTGGGTCTTGTGAAGGCATCACACCGCATTCTACTGTCCATAAAGACAAGTTGGAACACGGAGGGATGAAATCGACGTGACGATTGAATACGCGCCAGAGTTCGCCCGTCGGAGGGAGAGGCTGCTCTATGACGTGCCGGAGGCATGTGCGCTGACCGGCCTGAGTAGGTCTCGCTTGTATCTCGAGATGACGAGCGGCAGGCTCAAGTTTGTGAAGGTCGGCAGCCGTCGCATGCTCAAAGCCATCGACCTGCAGGCGTTCGTCGACTCGCTCAGCGCGGTCGCGTGACTGCACACGACAACGCCCGCTTCAGTGATGCCTTCACATGGAAGCGGGCGCCGGTGAGTCCTGGTCTTTGGCCCGGTGACTCACGCAGACCGTAACACGCTCGGTTCCGCTTCGGCTCAAGCTGAAGCCATCCTCGAGCGCCAGGAGTGCGGTGCAAGTGGCTGTGGTTGCATCGCGTCGTCGAGGCGCGGCCACGGCCTGACCCACTGCCCGAGTCACCAGGACCCGCACCCGTCGCTCAACGTGAGCGTCAAGGACGGCACCCTGTTGTTCCGATGCCACGCTGGCTGTGCGCAGGCGGACGTCCTGGCCGCGCTCCGCGCACTGGGGCTGCAACCCGAGCGTGAGCCGGAGCATCGGAATGGCACGGGGCGAGCGGTCGTCGCAACGTACGACTACCGCTCAACGAGCGGCGAGTTGCTTCACCAGACTGTGCGCTATGCGCCGAAAGAGTTCCGCCAGCGACGACCTGACGGCCACGGGGGTTGGATCTGGAACCTCAAAGGCATCCAGCCGGTGCTGTATCGGCCCAACGCGGCGACCTTCAAGCAGGACTCGTGGGTCAACCACCAGCGCATCCTGTCGAACTGCAACTGCACCCTGACGTGATTGGTCAAATTCTGACCAAACAGGACGAGCCGCCGCCGACGCCGCACTACGACAGCCAGGACGAGCAGAACCGTCTCCTCGCCATTCTCGAGCGTTTCTACCAGCTCATGCTGCGCGCGGTGAACGTGCTCGTCGCGGCGCACTTCAACTTGGACCCGGACGAGTTCCGCGTTGACGACGCCACGACGCGGCGCCTGCTCCAAGTCGCCGCATCGCGCGTCGTGCGGATTGATGAGACCACGCGCCAGGCCATCGCCGCCTCCTTGCAAACTGGCCAGGAGCGTGGGTACAGCGACTGGCAACTCGCATACGGCGTGCCAGCGGACAACTTCCCCGGCATCAGCGGGCTGTTCAAGGAGACGTGGAAGAACCGCGCGCTCACCGTGGCGCGCACCGAGCTCGGCGTCGCGCAGCGCACCTCGGCGCTCGAGCGGTATCAGGCCACGGGCCTGGTCGACCGCGTGCAGATCATCGACGGCTGTCTGTGGGACCAGGTGTGCTGCGAGCGCAACGGCAAGATCGTGCCTATCGAGCAGGCACCGACACTGGCGCACCCGAATTGCCAGCTGACGCTGGTGCCGGTGTTGCGTCAAGGCGTGGTCCCATGATTCGTCTGGTCATCGACTTCAACGCCACTGAGGTGCGTATCATCGACCACTGGCGCGTCAACTATCTCAGCCCCGGACGCGAGCACTCCCGCGAAGAGGCGATCAAGGATCTCCTGCAGCGCGTCGCCGATGACATGCGCGAGATGGAGCAAGGTGACGACTGAGTCGCCGCGTGTGCTCGCACTCATCGGAGATGTGTCCGGCTGTAGTCTTTGGAGAATTTTTCAGCCCTTCGCCGAGCTGCAGAAGCATGGCATCTTCGCGCACTGGAAGCCGCGCGACGATCCTGAGAACAACGACCCGCGCTTCATCACCAAGCTGCCCTACAACTTCGACGCCATCATCCTGCCGCGCCTGTTCTGGACCGAGCGCCGCGACGCCGAGCGTTTCATCGGCGCCATGCACCGCGCCGGCCTCGCGTGCATCGTTGAGGTGGACGACGATGTCTACAGCCCGGCCATCGTCGAGCGCGCGTTCCACACGCAGGACCTCGAGCGCGAAAAGGGTCACGTTCGCCTCGAGCAGGAGCGTCTGGCGCGCATCGACGTCCTGAACCTTTGCGACGGTGTGACCGTCAGCTCGCGGCGCCTGGCCACCATCGTTAGCCAGTACACCGACGCACCCATCGAGGTCGTGCCGAACGCGGTCGACACGCGCTGGTTCCACCAGGTGCTCCACGGCTGCCGGCGCACCATCCCATCGCTGACTATCGGCTGGGCCGGCGGCTCACGCTACTACGAGGACCTCGACCCGGTCGCCGAGGCCTGGCACAACCTCGCGCGGCGTTACCCCGACGTGACCTTCGTGGTGCAGGGCCACATGGCGGAGGTGCTCATCGACGCCGTGCCGCCCGACCGCTGCCGCAAACTACCCTGGCTGCCGCTGGAGGAGTATCCCCGCGCGCTGCTCAACTTCGACATCGGCTGCGCCAGCGTCGCGGCCAAACTGTTCAACACGGCCAAGACGCCCATCAAGGTCTGGGAGTACGCCATGGCCGGCGTGGCCGCGGTCGCCAGCCCTACCCTCTACGGCCAGGTCATCACTGACGGTGCTGACGGTCTGCTCGCCGAGACCGCGGCCGAGTGGGAGTCCCAGCTCGCGCGACTGATCGACGACTGGCAACTCCGCAAGACGCTCTGGCGCAACCAGCGCCGTAGACTCGCCGCCGACCACAGTCTTGAGCACAACTGGCACCGATGGCCGATCGCCTGGTCCCACATCCTCAACCACGTCCACTCTGCGACGACGCCCGCGCGCCTGCTGACGGCGAGCGCCTGAGCGTCGCGCGCTGCGCGGCGTGCCGCAGCCCGCTGCCGTCCGTGCGTCTCATCGCTGGCGCGCGGGCAGAAATCAAGTGCCGGCACTGTGGAGCGCTGACGCAACTGATCGGCTAAAGTAGCGCCCAGACGCGCGCAGGGCGGCCGCTGACCGACCATCCCGTCGAGCCCTTTCCGGGAGGTTGCGCGCGTGTGAGCGACGTCGAGTACGGCCAGCGACTCAAGGTCACTGAGTTCAAGTCATCGGATAGCGGTGCCGAAGTCGCCGGCTACGTCAGCACCTTCGGCAACGTCGACCACGGTGGCGACGTGGTCATGCGCGGCGCCTTCGACAGCACGCTCGCCTCGGGCACGCCCGTACGCTTCCTGTGGGCTCACGACACGCACGAGGTGATCGGCCTACCGATTGAGCTGAAGAGCGACGACAAAGGCCTGTTCGGTCGGTTCAAGATCAGTCAGACCGCTCGCGGCCGCGACGTCCACACGCTGCTCAAGGACGGCGCCGTCGACTCCTTCAGCATCGGCTACATCCCCACCGACGTCGAGTTCGACGACGCGGGCTCGCGTCTGCTGAAGTCGGTCGACCTGCTCGAGTGCAGCGTCGTCGCGATGCCCATGAACGAGCGCGCCACCGTGACCGCCGTCAAGTCGGACGACCTGGACGATGAGACCAAGGGCGTGTGGTCGGGCAGCTACGTCAACAACCTGCCCGACTCAGCCTTCGCCGTCATCCTGCCCGGTGGGACGAAGGACAAGTCGGGCAAGACCGTGCCCAGGAGTCTCAGAAAATTGCCCCACCACGACGCCGACGGCAAGGTAGACCTGCCGCACCTGCGCAACGCAATCTCGCGCGAGCCTCAGTCCGACATGACCGAGGACGCCCACGCGCGCGCTCGCGGCCACCTGAACCGCCACGCCAAGAACGAGGGCGTTGGAAAGAAAGCCGCCGACTGGATCGGTGAGCTCGACGAAGACTGTCCGTTCGAGGATCTGCTCACCCAGGTGGGCGGCTACCTCGAGGTCGCCGCGGAGGCAGCGGAAGCGCTCCAGGCGCGACGGGCCGAGGATGAGCGGAAGCTCACCACCGCCCACATCGACGCGATCAACGAGCTGCTCACCAAGGCGGAAGCTGCGGCAGACCGGCTCGAGCACATCGCCAATCCGCCGCCGCCGCCAGCGGACGAAGGCATGAAGACGCGCCTGAGTCTGGCCAATGCCCTCCGCCGCGGCGAGCGTTTTCTCCAACTGCAACCGGAGACCAACTGATGCCGACCTCCACGCGAGATGACGAGCTGACCGCTGAAAAACTGGCGGGCATGAACCTGGCGCAGCTGCGCGCCGAGGCGAAAGTACGCTACGAACGCGCGGCTGCCATCGAGAAGAAGTACCCCGACGGGCCGATTACCAACGCTGACGAAGAAGCCGAGGTGAAGGACCTGCTGCGCAGCATCGACCGCATCGAGGATCGCCTCGCCCCGCTTGAGCAGCACGACGAACGCAAGTCGCGGATCTTCGACAACGTCAAGCGCTACAACGAGCGCGCAGGCCGCGTGCCGCACGCCGTCGAGCGTCAGGGCGAGAGCAAGTCGCCTGGCGAGCAGTTCCTCGAGGCCGTCCAGTACAAGGCGCTGCGCGACGCGGGCATCTTCAACTCAAACGCCACCAACTACACCATCGATCTGCCGCTCGAGAACTTCAGCACCAAGACCCTGATCTTCGCCGGTACTGCCTCAGGCGGGGCGTTCGTCACGCCGGACTACCAGCCTGGTCTGCGCGTGCCGATCCTGACGCGCGAGCTGACCATCCTCGACCTGATTCCGCGATCGGGCACCACCAGCGACACGATCAGCTACGTGGCTGAGACCACGTTCACCAACGCTGCCGCGCCCGTGCCGCAGGCCACGGCCACGACCGGCACCTCGGGCACCAAGCCTGAGTCGACGCTGATCTATACCCAGCAGCTCGCGCCCGTGCGCACCATCGCGCACTGGATCCCGGTCACCAACCGCATGTTGTCGGATGCGCCGGCGTTGCGCGGCATCATCGACAGCCGCCTGATGGTCGGGCTCAACCTCGCGCTCGAGTCGCAAATCATCTCGGGCGACGGCACCGGCGAGAACCTGCTCGGCATCCTGAATGCCGCGGGCATCAACGTCCAGGGCCGCGGCACCGACAACCAGCAAGACGCGATCTTCAAGGGCATGACCCAGGTCCGCGTCACGGGCCTGAGCATCCCGTCGGCGATCGCGCTCAACCCGCTCGACTACCAGACCATCCGTCTCGCGCGTGAGAACGCCGCGTCGGCGACCTCGGGGGCGGGCAGCTACGTGATGGGTCCGCCATCGCAGCCAGGGCCGAGCACGCTCTGGGGCCTGCCGATCAGCCAGTCGTTGGGCTTGCCGCAGGGCACGGCGCTCACCGGCGCCTTCGACATGGACTGCATGCTCTTCGACCGCGAGGAAGGCAACATCCGCGTCGGCTACATCGACCAGCAGTTCGTCCGGAACATGCAGTCGATCCTGGCCGAGCTCCGCGCGGCGTTCGTGGTCTGGCGTGGCGCCGCCTTTAGCAAGATCACTGGCCTGTAGTGCAGTACGAGGCGCCCGAGCGCAGGTTTGACGCGCCTCAGTTCGTTCCGAATCCCCACCCACGCCGAAGGAGAACCCGACGCATGACGACTCCCGAATCGCCGCCAAAGCCGCCCGATCCCGAGCCCCCGACGCCACCCGAGCCCGAAGCCCCAGAAGAGCCGGAGGACGAGGACCAGCCCGAAGCTGAAGGCGAGGATGACGAACAGGACGACGAAAAAGATAAGGACGCGCCCGCGGGCCAGTGACCACTTACGCGACCGTCGATGAGTTCAAGGCTGCCGTCGGCGTCGGCGATACCGTCGACGACGGCAACATTCAGCGCTCGCTGCAGGCTGCAGCCGCGTGGATTGAGAACTACTGCGGTCGCGTGTTCACACCCCAGGACACGTCGCTGAGCGCGCGCATCTTCGACACCAGCGCCAGCAGTCTCGGCGTCGGCGCGACGTTCTCGACACCGTTTTCGTGGTTCTACGGCGGCACGGCCACGCTCTCGGGCATGGACCGCCTGAGCGTGTCCGACGTCGCATCGGTCACCGCCATCGAGCTCGACCTGGGGCTCAACGGCTCGTTCTCGACGAGCCTGCCCTCCGGCTCGTGGATGCTGTACCCGCTCAACATCGGCCAGCCCGGCGTGAACGGCAATTACACCCAGATCCGACTCAGGCCGAACACGTCGTACGCGTTCTGGCCGGGCTTCCAGGTGCGTGTCACCGGACTGTGGGGCTGGCCGACCAACGACGCACCGCCGGACCCGGTGCGCCAGGCCAACATCCTGCTCGCGAACCGCTACTTTCGCCGACCGTCGGCGCCGTTTGCCGTGTGGGAAGGTCCGAATATGGGCAACCTCGGATCGTTGCCGGCGCAGGATCCCGACGTCGTCCAACTGCTGAGCGCGTATCAGTCGGACGCGCAAGTGAACTGGGTGGCCGTGTGAGCGACAACCTGGACGACGTCATCCGACGGCTCAACCAGACGCCCGAGGTCATGGCCACCGAGTTGCGGCGCGCCATGCAGGCGTCCTTGCTGCTCATCGAGGCCGACGCGCGGATCAACGCTGGTCGGGACACCGGCCGACTGGCCGGCAGCATCAGCAATCGCATCGACGGCGAGGGCCTGGTGCTTGAGGGCCACGTCGGCCCCTCCGTCGGGTATGGCCGCTACGTCGAATTTGGCCGCCGTCCTGGCGCGCGTATGCCACCCGTGGCCGCCCTCCTCGGGTGGGTGCAGCGCCACTTCCACGCTCCGCGCCAGCGCGTGACCGATGCGACCCTCCGGAGCGAGGCCTACGCGCTGGCGCGGTCGATTGCTCGTCGCGGCATCCCGCCGCGGCCGTTCATGCAGCCGGCGCT